TTACTTGTCAAAAATGGCTATTGCATCGTGTTTTTTCTGAGTATATAAATGGCTGTAAGTGCCCATCGTTTCAGTGATTTGAGCATGTCTCATAAGTGACTGTAAAACGAAAATATCTACACCATTATTTGCAAGATAAGATGCATAAGAATGTCTTAACGCGTGAATGTTATAATGGGGGAAAGCTTTTTGGAATTTCTTTTGAACATGACTGTAATGTTTGGGAGCCATTCCTCCGAAAATAAAATAACTACGTTCATCAAAATATTTGTTTAACTCTTTTTCACGTTGGTGTCGTTCAGTTAACATTGTATTGATGAATTTAGGTAAAGGAACAATATCCTCTGAACTATCTGTTTTTGGTCTCGGATATATAGTTCTATTAGAGATGTCCATTGTTTTATTTATGGATATCTCTTTTTTATATTTATTGTAGTCTGTCCAAACAAGCGCCATAGCTTCGCCAATCCTTAAACCTGTATAAAACATTAATGTAAATAACTCTCTGTAATCTTGATCTTCAATGTCTTTGATTCTTTCTTCAAATTCTTCACGCATCATAAACTTAGGTTTTGGCTTTACACGCGGAATAGGTTTAATTGATATTGTTGGATCTGTACGTAATCCAAAGTATTTTTTAGCATAATTAATTACAACTTTAAAACCTGACCAAATTGTACGAGCAGAATTTGTTGATGCTACATTCTCTATTAGATATTTACGAAACTCTTGGCATTGATTTTGTGTTATCTTATTCATTTTTATGTGCCCGAACTTAGCTTTAAAGTGTTTATGATATTCATTTTGTTTGCGTCGTTTTGTTTTAGGTCTCAAATCGCTATTTTCTAAGTAGTGATGAAAAACATAATCAAATGTTTTCGAATCACTATATCCTTCGTTTACGTCATTCAAAAAAATAGCCTCTGCTCTCTTAGCTTCACGCTTAGTTGAAAAACCGCGTTGCATCTTACGTTTGTTATTACCGTATACATCTTTATATCTAATGGAAAAATACCATTTACCTGTATTATCATCCTTATATACTGGCATTTTGCTTCTCCCTCCTCAAAATTGGCAAAAAATAATAAGGGTAGGCGGGCTACCCGAAATTTTATTGTTGAATCACTTCGCTATTTTGACGTTTGAAATTGTCAAAATCATTTTGTGCTTTCTTCCATGAATTATAGTCTTGTCCGTCTTGTACTGCCCATGAACCACCTATGCCGGCAGTATGACCACCATTCTGACGTTTGTTTTCTTCTGTTGCTCTTTTAGCTTCTTGATAAGCGTTATAAGATGTGTCGCTTGAAAACTCATCTTTCACTGGTGCATTGTTGTTTTTATTAGAAGTGGGATTATTTTGTGTTTGATTTTGTTTAGGTGCGTTATTAGTTTGTTGATGATCATTAACATTTGTGTTGTTATCGTTGTTTACTTGATTATTGTTATCGTTTTGATTAGCATTTTCTTTTTTCACTTCTGCTTTGTCTTTAGTTTCTTTCTTTTTGTCTTTGTTCTCTTTCTTTGTTTCCGCTTTCTTGCTTTCCTCTTTCTTATCGCCGTCGTTGCTACCACATGCACCTAATACTAACGCGCTAGCTAAAATTAAATATAATAATCTTTTCATGTTTTACACTCCTTTATTTGCTATTTGTTTTAATAAATCTATGACTTCGTTGTTTTGCTCGATAATTCTATTATTTTGCTTTATTAGTTCGTCTCGTTGAGCTATAGAGACAAAGTTTTGTTTTAATTGCGTATCGTAGAATACGAATTTAGCTTGTTTATCTACGTTTGTTGTGAATGTACCTAAACCGTTGTAGACTTTCAATAGTGTAGGGTTAATATTTTGCTTTTGATATGCGTAAGTCGTAACGTCGGTAGCTTCTTTAATACCTTGTCCGTTTAAACTTTTAGCTGATTTTGATTCGTATTCTTCGTTAGTGTTTTTAAAATTTTCAGATTTATAAAGTTGGATATCAAGTTCTTTTCCTTCTTTAAAATCATTTAATATCTTTCTTTTTTCATCTGTTGTCATTTTTTTATACATGTCAATCTTTCTATTGCTTAACTTACTAAACATTTTTGTTTCTGTTAGAATTTCTTTAAAAGTTAATTTATCTCCTGCCATTTTCAATTTCTCCTTCATTTGGTTTATATTAAAGCGCCACATAGACGCTATTAATCAAAAATTCGATAGTTATAAATAACTTTGCCTATCACTTCGATTTCATCAATAGAATCTAAATCGTAAGAATTAGTTTTAAATTCATCTGAATAGCTTACTGGGTCTAAATGTAGTTTTGTTTCAGTACGTCTCACACGTTTAACTGTATATTCACCACCTAGACGCAATACAAGGATGTCGTTGCTGCTAAGTTTATGATCACAAGACTTTCTATAATCATGGACAATTATATAAGAACCGTTAGCGAGTATTTTATTCATGCTATCTCCGTTTATTTTTAGTGCTATACATTCGCTAGGTTTACGACCGTTAAAAGCAAATGGTGGAACTTTTAATTTTTCATTATCAATTGCAACTTCTTCGAAATTTCCAGCAGAAACTTTACCGAAATATGGAACCTCGATTTCGCTATCAAATTCGGGTAAAACAATTTCTTCAATTTCTCCTAAGAGATAACCTTTAGAAACGTTGAACAAACTTGAAATTTTTTCGACCATACCCATTCTAGGTTCAGTTCTTCCGCTTTCCCACATTCTTATAGTACCTTCGGAAACATCTAATTTTCTAGCCATCTCAACTTTAGACAATCTATTGTTCAATCTGATTTCTTTTATGGAATTTTTGAAAGCCATTTTGTTTTCCTTCCTTATATATAATGTTTTTTACACTTTTATTATACTATGAAAAATCGTAATTGCAACCCTTAAAACACGATTTACGAAAATAAAAATACGTAAAATTATAAAATAATTACGAAAAACACTTGAAATCGTATTTAAATTACGATATACTTTAGTCAGAACTTAACAAGGAGGTTAAAAAATGAACTACATCAAACAAAGTCTGAAATTAGATGAATGGCGAAAACGAAAAGGTTATACCCAGTCGTCTTTTGCTGAAAAACTTGGCATTTCACCATCTACTTATAACATTTGGGAAAATAACCCAGAAATGATTAAACCTAGAGATGCTTTTAGAATTGCCAAAACATTAAATATCTCTATTGATGAGATTATTTTTTTAAAAGATGAATCGTATTTTAAATACGTTTTAGTCGAAGGGAAACAAATGTCTTAAAAGGAGGAATGAACGATGCAAGCATTACAAACATTTAATTTTAAAGAGCTACCAGTAAGAACAGTGGAAATTGAAAACGAACCTTATTTTGTAGGAAAAGATATTGCTGAGATTTTAGGGTATGCAAGGACAGACAATGCCATCAGAAATCATGTTGATAGCGAGGACAAGCTGACGCACCAATTTAGTGCATCAGGTCAAAACAGAAATATGATCATTATCAACGAATCAGGATTATACAGTTTAATCTTCGATGCTTCTAAACAAAGTAAAAACGAAAACATTAGAGAAACCGCTCGGAAATTCAAACGATGGGTAACATCAGATGTCCTACCAGCTATTCGAAAACACGGTATATACGCAACAGACAATGTAATTGAACAAACATTAAAAGATCCAGACTACATCATTACAGTGTTGACTGAGTATAAGAAAGAAAAAGAGCAAAACTTACTTTTACAACAAGAAATTGGAGAGCTAAAACCCAAAGCAGACTATGTAGATGAAATCTTAAAGTCAACTGGAACATTAGCTACAACTCAAATCGCGGCAGACTACGGTATATCAGCACAAAAGTTAAACAAACTACTACACGAAGCTAGACTACAACGAAAAGTAAATAAACAGTGGGTGCTTTACTCAGAACACATGGGCAAGAGTTACACAGATTCAGACACTATAACAATTGTGCGTTCTGATGGCAGAGAAGACACAGTTTTACAAACTAGATGGACACAAAAAGGCAGATTGAAAATACATGAAATCATGACTGAATTCGGTTATGAAGCTAATTTAGGGGGAGCGTAAATGACACCAGAACAAAAAGAAAAGCTAAACAATATAGTATTAACACTTTATGCAGTTAAAGAAAACAAAAGTCAAACATACACACACAAAGATACTCTTACTGTGACATATGCAGGCGAGATTGAGCACACTTACGAAGTCGACAGAGAGAAACACCTTGAATCAATGATTGAGTGGGCAATTGACCAAATCGAACAGCACTTTGATTTAGACGAAGAAGAATAACACACAATTGAACAAACAACTTAATAGGAGGAATTACAAATGAACACACTATACAAAACAACCCTCCTCATCACAATGGCAGTTGTGACGTGGAAGGTTGTAAAGATTGAGAAAAACACAAGATTTAAACTTAGAAATTTTGATTATCCAAAAATTAATAATGCTCAGAGCAAATCATTGTTGGATATTGCTAGTCACGATCTAAAAGATATTTAACTGTATTCAAAATTTTCATATCTTGTTGAGCTTTTAAGCTTTCGTATAAAGCTATTGAATAAATAATTTCGTAAGATACGTTTTCAGGAGCATCTTCTTTCAACTTATTTATTCTATCTCTAAAAAAGTCACTGTCACCACCGAATTCTTTTTCGGCTTGATTACTAAGTTCACCAAAGAAATTTTGAAAATCATTAAATTCCATACTTATCACCTCCTTTCACTAGGAGATAACTAAATTATACACAACACAAAAATAAAAAGGAGGAATAGATATGATAAAAAATAGTTTGCAAGCTAAAGAACTTGCAGTAATTTTATCTGTTTCTAAATCCAAAGCAGGACAAATAATAAGAGAACTGAATAAAGAGCTTGAAGACGAAGGTTACATTGCGATTCGAGGCAGAATACCAGTCCAATTAGCTAGAGAAAAATTCCCTTATCACGACTTATCAGACCAGAGAATAATGGAGGAGTTGAAAAAAGAAAATGAGTAAAACTTATAAAAGCTACTTATTAGCAGTATTATGCTTCACAGTCTTAGCGATTGTACTCATGCCGTTTCTATACTTCACCACAGCATGGTCGATTGCGGGATTCGCAAGTATAGCGACATTCATATTTTATAAGGAATACTTTTATGAAGAATAAAAAAACTGCTACTCACGGCAATGAGTAACAGTATCAAATATTCAGGAAATAAAATTCAAGTTCAATATAAAACGAAAAACGGAGGAAGTCAAGATGTATTACGAAATAGGCGAGGTATGTCAAAAGGTAATTAATGTAGACGGATTTGATTTTAAATTAGCAGTTAAGAAGAAGGACCACAGCATTCTGGTGAATATCTTAGATTTAGAAGATAAGTTTATCGACGGCATAAACATAACTAATGAGAACGATCTATACACAGCATTAGACATATTGAATCAATCTATTTACGAATGGATTGAAGAAAACGCAGATGATTATGACAGACTAATTAACTTAGTCATGAAATGGTAGGTGCGATATGAAAACACATAAATTTAAACGAATGGCAATTGACTTAATAGAACGTGTACAAAGCACTTCTTATCAAGTTGATTATAAGTACAACGTTATATGGGTCTGGCACTACAGCGATGACTATTTAGGAAAAGTCGCATCAATAAATATGCACAACAATGTAGATGACGATAACACAATATTGGCTAGATACGAGAAAGCTAAAAAGATGATTGCAGGGGAGGCGTTAAGCGATGGCTAATCTATATGAGTTATCAGAAGCATTTAAAGAGTTGTCTAATCAAGATGAATTAGATCAAACATTATTAAAAGACACATTAGATTCTATTCAAGCAGAAATGAATGTCAAAGTAGATAACATTGTCAATTGGAGACGTGAAACTTTAGGTGACATAGATGTCATAGATAAAGAGATTAAGCGACTTCAAAATTTAAAGAAACAAAAACAAAATTTAACTGATCGATTAAGAGATCACTTAAAAGAGATGTTAGAAACACAGGAAGTAGATAGTTACCGCACAGCTACTAATCACATTTACAAGCGCAAAAACGGGGCTAGTAAAAATATTATCGATGAAAAACTTATTCCAAAGGATTATTGGCTATCACAAGCCCCGAAACTTAATTCTAAGCAACTAATCGATGATTTGAAAGCTGGGAAAGATATTCCTGGCGTTGAATTAAAGGTAACAGAAAGCCTGGTGATTAAGTGATGAATAAATCAGAAACAGTTGTAGAAATAAACAAAGCTATGGTTGCGTTTCGTAAAGAAGTAAAACAACCGCTCAAAGATAAAAATAATCCATTTTTCAAATCAAAATACGTACCTCTTGAGAATGTTGTAGAAGCCATTGACGAGGCCGCAACACCTCACGGATTGTCTTATACTCAATGGGCTTTGAACGATGTAGACGGGCGCGTAGGGGTCGCTACAATGCTTATGCATGAAAGTGGTGAATATATCGAGTATGATCCTGTATTTATGAATGCAGAAAAGAATACGCCACAAGGCGCAGGATCGTTAATCAGCTACCTTAAACGTTATTCATTATCCGCGATTTTCGGTATTACTAGCGACCAAGATGATGACGGAAATGAAGCAAGCGGAAAAAATAATAATCCAAAACAGCAAACTAGAACACAATGGGCTAGTAGCGAAACTATAGGGATTTTAAGGAAAGAGGTTATAGATTTCACTAACTTGATAAAGGGCACGGATAAAGAAGCGCCACAAAATATAGTAGAACAAAAATTCGATATAAATAACTATAAATTAACAGAAAAACAAGCAGCAGAAGCTATTCAAAAAATACGACACAACGCAAAAACAATTACTGGAGGAAAGCAATAATGTTAAACAGAGTAGTTTTAGTAGGACGCTTAACAAAAGACCCAGAATTAAGAAGCACGCCAAATGGTGTAAGTGTAGGGACATTCACATTAGCAGTAAACAGAACATTTACGAACGCTCAAGGCGAGCGTGAAGCAGACTTTATAAACGTAGTAGTGTTCAAGAAACAAGCTGAAAATGTTGAAAAATACCTTTCTAAAGGATCGCTGGCAGGTGTAGACGGACGACTACAAACACGTAATTACGAAAACAAAGTCGGGCAACGTGTGTTTGTTACAGAAGTAGTAGCGGACAGTGTTCAATTCTTAGAACCGAAGAATAGCAACCAACAACAAAATGACAATTATCAACAACAAGGACAAACTCAAACTGGTAATAATCCGTTTGACAATACTGAAGAAGATTTTTCAGACCTCCCGTTCTGATTGGAATGATTAAATGCCGAAAATTACTAGTTATATCACTCAAGACGACGGCACAACAACAGTTGTCATCTCGGGTGTTGAATTAGGCAATAAAGAAACATTACTACTTGATAACGGATTTGATGTGGAAGTCGATGTAAGCGTCATAGATCCGTTTCAAATTACCGGCAAGCAACGACGAAAAATATTTGCGCTTGTCAAAGATATAGAAGAACATACAGGTCAACCAATGGACTATATGAGACATATGTTCATCGAGTTTGTAAGAACGTACTACGGCTATGATGAACGTATTTCGCTAAGTAATTGTACGAGAACACAAGCAAGTCAAATCATTGAAGCAACGCTTGACTGGACGTTCTACAACGACATACCACTTAGCTACAAAACGAGTAATCTACTGAAACAAGATAAATCATTCTTATACTGGTCAACTGTTAACCGCAACTGTGTAATATGCGGAAAGCCTCACGCAGACCTAGCGCATTATGAAGCAGTCGGCAGAGGCATGAACAGAAACAAAATGAATCACTATGACAAACATGTATTAGCGTTATGTCGCGAACATCACAACGAGCAACATGCGATTGGCGTTAAGTCATTTGATGATAAATATCACTTGCATGACTCGTGGATAAAAGTTGATGAGAGGCTCAATAAAATGTTGAAAGGAGAGAAAAATGAATGAATAGACTAAGAGTAATAAAAATAGCACTCCTAATCGTCATCTTGGCGGAAGAGATTAGGAATGTTAGAAATTATAAAAAAGCTGTAGGAAAACCATTTTCTAGATATTAAAAACAACATTTGGCAAATGCTTTGCCAAAAGAGGTAATTTCAATGTACCCCTTGTCATACTCAATACAGGCAGGTTTTACAATTGTATAAACTTCATTGATAGATAAATTATAGTAACGAGATATATTTTCTATACCAAAATGATTAATCATATTAAAAACATCACGAACTTTTTTGTAAGTTTCTTTTTCATATTTTTGAATATAATTATTGATTATTTTGGGATCATCAAAACTTTCATAAAGATTTTCATTAGTATAAGAATTTAGACCTATGTCAATTTTTAATAAACCAATTCTTTCTAAATTATTTAATGAAATTTCTGTTGAATTTAAATCGATTGGTGAATTAGAAATAATACTATCTGACAAAAAGTCGCCTGCCTTACTATTGTCTCGTATATATTTGTATCTTACAGCCGGAATAACTTTTTGATTGCATAGAAATTTAAACAATATTGCATCTTTAGGTGACATTTGTTTAATAAGCTCAACAAAAGAGTGATGTACGTCATTTGTTTTGCGATTGTCCATTGCAGATGCAATTAAATTAGAGAAAAGATCTCTTATTACTCTTTCGCTAATATAAAATTTAGAACTTTCAATAGCGGGTCCAATTATTGAAAGTTCAGGTTCTTGTAGATTATTATCAGGTATCTTTTTTACCTTAGATTCAATATTAGCTTTAAAGTCAGTCAAGTCTAATTCTCGTTTATATTGTATTTTAGCAACCCAGTTATGATATCCACCAAAAATTAAATCCCAAGTAGAATTTAATGTTTTGATAGGTCCATCTGCAGCACCTTGAATAATTTTATCAATACCTTTACCTAAAATAGGATCCATAATTATTCACCCCCAATCTAACGCAATAGCGATAATAAAATTATACCAGAAAGGAGATAACGAAATGGCAACATTTAGAACGATAAAAGAAAGTGGCGATTTTGTAACTGTGCATAAATCTTTTGTGTTCGATAGTAATTTAAGTGCTAAAGCTAAAGGGATATTATTGTATTTCCTAAGTCGTCCTGACAATTGGCAAATATACACGTCAGAAGTAGTTAAACATATGAATGATGGACAAAAATCAATCAATAGTGGCGTTCAAGAACTTATGGATAATAAATATGTTCACAGAATACAAAAAAGAGCTGAAAACGGTGTGTTTAAAGGTTTTGAATACTTAGTTTACGAAAAACCAACCGAAATGCCATTTTCGGAAAACGGATTATCGGCAAACGGGTTTTCGGAAAACGGAAAAACGGAAAACCGAAAAGGGCGTACTACTAATAATAATAGTACTAATAATGATTTAACTAATAATAACAATACTAATAATGATGGAAGTATATTGTCGGGCAACCCGACTGTGTATTCCATTCCCTATAAAGAAATTATCGAATACTTAAACAAAAAAACAGGAAAGCATTTTAAACACAATACAGCTAAAACAAAAGATTTTATTAAAGCAAGATGGAATCAAGATTTTAGGTTGGAGGATTTTAAAAAGGTGATTGATATCAAAACAGCTGAGTGGCTAAACACGGATAGCGATAAATACCTTAGACCAGAAACACTTTTTGGTAATAAATTTGAGGGATACCTCAATCAAAAAGCAGAACCAACTGGCATAGATCAATTGGAACGTATGAAGTACGACGAAAGTTATTGGGATTAGGGGGGATATTATGAAACCACTATTCAGTGAAAAGATAAACGAAAGTTTGAAAAAATATCAACTTACTCATGTCGAAAAAGGATTGGAATGTGAGAGATGTGGAAGTGAATACGACTTATATAAGTTCGCTCCTACTAAAAAACACCCGGATGGTTACGAGTATAAAGACGGTTGCAAATGTGAAATCTATGAGGAATATAAGCGAAACAAGCAACGGAAGATAAACAACATATTCAATCAATCAAACGTTAATCCGTCTTTAAGAGATGCAACAGTAAACAACTACAAGCCACAAAATGAAAAACAAGTACACGCTAAACAATCAGCAATAGAGTATGTACAGGGTTTCTCTACAAAAGAACCAAAATCATTAATATTTCAAGGTTCATATGGAACTGGTAAAAGCCACCTAGCATACGCTATCGCAAAAGCAGTTAAAGCTAAAGGGCATACAGTTGCTTTTATGCATATACCAATGTTGATGGATCGTATCAAAGCGACATACAACAAAAATGCAGTAGAGACTACAGACGAACTAGTCAAATTACTTAGTGAGATTGATTTACTTGTACTAGATGATATGGGTGTAGAAAACACAGAACACACTATAAATAAACTTTTCAGCATTGTTGATAACAGAGTAGGTAAAAACAACATCTTTACAACTAACTTTAGTGATAAAGAACTAAATCAAAATATGAACTGGCAACGTATAAATTCGAGAATGAAAAAAAGAGCAAGAAAAGTAAGAGTAATCGGAGACGATTTCAGGGAGCGAGATGCGTGGTAATCACAAAACAAAATATAAAAGAAATATTACATTGTAGAGATGTATATGCTCAAAAGATGATTGATTTTGCAAACGGAGACCAAGAGAAACTTAAAAAACTTATTGATGATAAGTTGAAAGAAAAAGAAGAAAGACCCGCAATCGTCGAATATTAAGGAGTGTTAAAAATGCCGAAAGAAAAATATTACTTATACCGAGAAGATGGCACGGAAGATATTAAGGTCATCAAACATGAAGATAACGAGAATGAAGTTTATTCGCTCACAGGAGCCCATTTCAGCGACGAAAAGAAAATTATGACTGATAGTGACCTAAAACGATTTAAAGGCGCTCACGGACTTCTATATGAGCAAGAGCTAGGTTTACAAGCAACGATATTTGATATTTAGAGGTGGCGCAATGAGTAAATACAATGCTAAGAAAGTTGAGTACAAAGGAATTGTATTTGATAGCAAAGTAGAGTGTGAATATTACCAATATTTAGAAAGTAATATGAATGGCACTAATTATGATCATATCGAAATACAACCGAAATTCGAATTATTACCAAAACTAGATAAACAACGAAAGATTGAATATATTGCAGACTTCGCGTTATATCTCGATGACAAACTGATTGAAGTTATCGACATTAAAGGTATGCCAACCGAAGTAGCAAAACTTAAAGCTAAGATTTTCAGACATAAATACAGAAACATAAAACTCAATTGGATATGTAAAGCACCTAAGTACACAGGCAAAACATGGATTACTTACGAGGAATTAATTAAAGCAAGACGAGAACGCAAAAGAGAAATGAAGTGATCTAATGCAACAACAAGCATATATAAACGCAACGATTGATATAAGAATACCTACAGAAGTTGAATATAAGCATTTTGGTGATGTGGATAACGAAAAAGATGCGCTGGCAGATTACTTATATAACAATCCTGACGAATTACTAGAGTATGACATTTTAAAAATTAAAAATGTAAATGTAGAGGTGGAATAAATGGCGAAAACAGCAAGAATTGTAAGGATACATGATAAACCTTATAGGTTCAGTAAATTTGAAATGGAATTAATTGAAAGTCACGGTATAACACCTGGAATGGTTTCTAAAAGAGTAAAAGACGGTTGGGAACTACATGAAGCAATGGACGCACCAGAAGGCATGCGTTTAAGCGAGTACAGAGAAAAGAAAACAATAGAAAGACTGGAACAAGCTAGACTCGAACGCAAATTGGAAAGAGAGCGAAAGAAAGAGGCAGAGCTAAGAAGAAAGAAGCCACATTTGTTTAATGTACCTCAGAAACATTCACGTGATCCGTACTGGTTTGATAATACTTATAACCAAATGTTCAAGAAGTGGCAGGAAGTATAAATGCCTAAAACCGATAACGCACGCAAAGAATACTTAAACCAATTTTTCAGATCTAAGAGATATCTGTATCAGGATAACGAGCGAGTGGCTCATACTCATGTAGTAAACGGCACTTATTACTTTCATGGGCATATCGTACCAGATTGGCAAGGTGTGAAAAAGACATTTGATACAGCGGAAGAGCTCGAAACATATATAAAGCAACATGGTTTGGAATACGAGGAGCAGAAGCAACTAACTTTATTTTAGAGGAGATGGAAATGATGAATAACCGCGAACAAATTGAACAATCAATTATCAGTGCTAGTGCCTATAACGGTAATGACACAGAGGGATTACTAAAAGAGGTTGAAGACGTGTATAAGAAAGCGCAAGCGTTTGATGAAATACTTGATGGAATGACAAATGCTATTCAACATTCAGTTAAAGAAGGTGTTGAACTTGATGAAGCAGTAGGGATTATGGCAGGTCAAGTTGTCTATAAATATGAGGAGGAACAGGAAAATGAGTATTAGTGTAGGAGATAAAGTATATAACCATGAAACAAACGAAAGTCTAGAGATTGTGCAATTGGTCGGAGATATTAGAGATACACATTATAAACTGTCCGATGATTCAGTTATTAGCATTATAGATTTTATTACTAAACCAATTTATCTAATTAAGGGGGACGAGTGAGTGGAATGGAAACGATTAAAAAATGTGGTGCCGCACCCAGTTATCAAAAATAAAAACTTAAAGTCGGTATACGTAACAAAAGATAATGTGAAAGAGGTTCAAAAAGAATTAGGTTTCTTTGAAATTTTTAATGAAGAAGTGTTATTAACTGGATTTTTATCATTTCAAAGGATACCTATTTACATTATTTGGATTAATCCTAAATCTCATAAGACGCCTAGATATTACTTTGCTAACGAGCATGAGATTGAAAGATATTTTGAATTTTTGGAGGACGAGTAAATGCTTGAAATCATCGACCAACGTGATGCATTGCTAGAAGAAAAGTATTTAAACGACGACTGGTGGTACGAGTTAGATTATTGGTTGAATAAACGCAAGTCAGAAAGTGAACAGATTGATATTGATAGAGTGCTTAAATTTATTGAGGAATTAAAACGATAGGAGATAACGAATAAATGAATAATTTAACAGTAGATCAATTAAAAGAACTTTTACAAATACAAAAGGAGTTCGACGATAGAATACCGACGCTGAACTTACGAGATAGCAAAATAGCATATGTAGTTGAATTCTTTGAATGGTTTAATACATTGGAAACGTTTAAGAACTGGAAGAAGAAACCAGGTAAGCCGTTAGACGTACAACTTGATGAATTAGCTGACATGTTGGCGTTTGGATTGAGTATTGCGAATCAAGTAGGAGTGTCATCAGAAGAGATAAAAGAAGCGATTGAATCAAGTTTTAAAAATACAGAATTTCACAAAATGTTTAATTTTAAAGATAAAGAATTTGCTCAAGACGCAGTTGTTAGTACACCACAGATAATATTCAAAGAATTTTATCCCGACCAATTGGCAATTGTAATAGTGATAGACATAGCTTACAACTTATATTCTATCGACCAACTCATTGACGCATACAAAAAGAAAATGAAAAGGAACCACGAAAGACAAGATGGAACAGCAGACGCAGGAAAAGGATACGTGTAAAGACATCTTAGATAGAGTCAAGGAAGTTTTGGGGAAGTGACGCAATACTTAGTCACAACATTTAAAGATTCAACAGGACGACCACATGAACATATTACTGTGGCTAGAGATAATCAGACGTTTACAGTTATTGAGGCAGAGAGTAAAGAAAAAGCAAAAGAGAAGTACGAGGTGCGGAACAAACCAGTTGATGGAGCGACCAACTTAAACGATATCAAATCAAATATTGGTATCTTTCACGTTGAAAAAGTCGAACCAAACGAGGGTATGGTGGATATTAACATTGAGACAATGAAACCATTCGAGGAGGCAGACGATGATTAAAAAACTTAAAAATATGGATTGGTTCGATATCTTTATTGTTGGAGTACTGTCATTATTCGGCATATTCGCATTGTTACTTGTTGTCACATTGCCTATCTATACAGTGGCTAGTTACCAACACAAAGAAACGCACCAAGGAACTATTACAGATAAATATAACAAGAGACAAGATAAAGAAGACAAGTTCTATATTGTATTAGACAACAAACAAGTCATTGAAAACTCCGACTTATTATTCAAAAAGAAATTTGATAGCGCAGACATACAAGCTAGGTTAAAAGTAGGCGACAAAGTAGAAGTTAAAACGATTGGTTATAGAATACACTTTTTAAATTTATATCCGGTCTTATACGAAGTAAAGAAGGTAGATAAACAATGATTAAACAAATATTAAGACTAATATTCTTATTAGCAATGTATGAGCTAGGTAAGTATGTAACTGAGCAAGTATATATTATGATGACGGCTAATGATGATGTAGAGGTGCCGAGTGACTTCGCGAAGTTGAGCGATCAGTCAGATTTGATGAGGGCGGAGGTGACGGAGTAGATGATGTGGTTAGTCATAGCAATTATATTACTAGTCATCTTATTGTTTGGTGTGATGTTGCAAGCTGAACAGTTAAAAGGCGATGTGAAAGTTAAAGAGCGGGAGATAGAGATATTAAGAAGTAGATTGAGACATTTTGAAGATTAAAAATATTTGTATGGAGGGTATTCATGACTAAAAAGAAATATGGATTAAAATTATCAACAGTTCGAAAGTTAGAAGATGAGTTGTGTGATTATCCTAATTATCATAAGCAACTCGAAGATTTAAGAAGTGAAATAATGACACCATGGATTCCAACAGATACAAATATAGGCGGGGAGTTTGTACCGTCTAATACATCGAAAACAGAAATGGCAGTAACTAATTATCTTTGTAGTATACGAAGAGGTAAAATCCTTGAGTTTAAGAGCGCTATTGAACGTATAATCAACACATCAAGTAGGAAAGAACGCGAATTCATTCAAGAGTATTATTTTAATAAAAAGGAATTAGTGAAAGTTTGTGATGACATACACATTTCTGATAGAACTGCTCATAGAATCAAAAGGAAAATCATATCTAGATTGGCGGAAGAGTTAGGGGAAGAGTGAAATTGGCAGTAAAGTGGCAGTTTTTGATACCTAAAATGAGATATTATGATAGTGTAGGATATTGATTATCTTACTGCGTTTCCCTTATCGCAATTAGGAATAAAGGATCTATGTGGGTTGGCTGATTATAGCCAATCCTTTTTTAATTTTAAAAAGCGTATAGCGCGAGAGTTGGTGGTAAATGAAATGAACGAAAAACAAAAGAGATTCGCAGATGAATATATAATGAATGGATGTAATGGTAAAAAAGCAGCAATTTCAGCAGGTTATAGTAAGAAAACAGCAGAGTCTTTAGCAAGTCGATTGTTAAGAAATGTTAATGTTTCGGAATATATTAAAGAACGATTAGAACAGATACAAGAAGAGCGTTTAATGAGCATTACAGAAGCTTTAGCGTTATCTGCTTCTATTGCTAGAGGAGAACCTCAAGAGGCTTACAGTAAGAAATATGACCATTTAAACGATGAAGTGGAAAAAGAGGTTACTTACACAATCACACCAACTTTTGAAGAGCGTCAGAGATCTATTGACCACATACTAAAAGTTCATGGTGCGTATATCGACAAAAAAGAAATTACTCAGAAGAATATTGAGATTAATATTGGTGAGTACGATGACGAAAGTTAAATTAAACTTTAACAAACCATCTAATGTTTTCAACAGAAACATATTCGAAATACTAACCAATTACGATAACTTCACTGAAGTACATTACGGTGGAGGTTCGAGTGGTAAGTCTCACGGCGTTATACAAAAAGTTGTACTTAAAGCATTGCAAGACTGGAAATATCCTAGGCGTATACTATGGCTTAGAAAAGTCCAATCAACAATTAAAGATAGTTTATTCGAAGATGTCAAAGATTGTTTGATAAACTTCGGTATTTGGGACATGTGCCTTTGGAATAAGACTGATAACAAAGTTGAATTGCCAAACGGCGCAGTTTTTTTGTTTAAAGGATTAGATAACCCAGAGAAAATAAAGTCGATAAAAGGCATATCAGACATAGTCATGGAAGAAGCGTCTGAATTCACACTAAATGATTACACGCAATTAACGTTGCGTTTGAGGGAGCGTAAACACGTGAATAAGCAAATATTTTTGATGTTTAACCCAGTATCTAAACTGAATTGGGTTTATAAGTATTTCTTTGAACATGGTGAACCAATGGAAAATGTCATGATTAGACAATCTAGTTATCGAGATAATAAGTTTCTTGATGAAATGACACGACAAAACTTAGAGTTGTTAGCAAATCGTAATCCAGCATATTACAAAATTTATGCGTTAGGTGAATTTGCTACATTAGACAAATTAGTTTTCCCTAAGTATGAAAAACGTTTAATAAATAAAGATGAGTTAAGACATTTACCTTCTTATTTTGGATTGGACTTTGGCTACGTTAATGATCCTAGTGCTTTTATACATTCTAAAATAGATGTAAAGAAAAAGAAGTTATACATCATTGAAGAGTATGTTAAACAAGGTATGCTGAATGATGAAATAGCTAATGTCATAAAGCAACTTGGTTATGCTAAAGAAGAAATTACAGCAGATAGTGCAGAACAAAAAAGTATAGCTGAATTAAGGAATCTAGGGCTTAAAAGGATTTTACCAACCAAAAAAGGGAAGGGCTCGGTTGTACAAGGGTTACAATTCTTAATGCAATTTGAAATCATTGTTGATGAACGTTGTTTCAAGACTATTGAAGAGTTTGACAACTACACATGGCAAAAGGACAAAGATACAGGTGAATATACTAATGAACCAGTAGATACATACAATCATTGTATCGATTCGCTGCGTTATTCTGTGGAACGATTCTACAGACCAGTTAGAAAACGTACAAATGTAGGTTCGAAAGTTGACACAATAAAATCTCTAGGATTATAGGAGGGAACAAATGTTAAAAGTAAACGAATTTGAAACAGATACAGATCTACGGGGAAACATAAATTACTTATTTAATGATGAAGCCAATGTTGTTTACACATATGACGGGACGGAATCCGATTTATTACAAAACGTTAATGAAGTAAGTAAATACATTGAACATCACATGGATTACCAACGACCTAGATTGAAAGTGTTAAGTGATTATTACGAAGGTAAAACTAAGAACTTAGTTGAGTTAACACGACGCAAAGAAGAGTACATGGCAGACAACCGTGTAGCTCATGATTACGCATCTTATATTAGCGATTTTATTAACGGTTATTTCTTAGGCAATCCAATTCAATACCAAGATGATGACAAAGATGTATTAGAAGCTATTGAGGCGTTCAATGATTTGAATGATGTTGAGTCACACAATAGATCTTTAGGATTAGATTTGTCAATTTATGGTAAAGCTTATGAGTTGATGATTAGAAATCAAGATGATGAAACGCGTTTATACAAGAGTGATGCGATGAGCACTTTTATCATATATGACAACACAGTTGAACGTAATAGTATCGCAGGCGTTAGATATTTAAGAACTAAACCAATAGACAAGACTGACGAAGACGAAGTGTTTACTGTTGATTTATTCACTTCACACGGTGTTTATAGATATCTTACCAATAGAACAAATGGATTGAAGCTTACACCACGTGAAAACAGTTTTGAATCTCACTCATTTGAACGCATGCCTATCACAGAATTTAGCAATAACGAAAGAAGAAAAGGGGATTACGAGAAAGTAATCACTTTAATTGATTTGTATGATAATGCTGAATCAGATACTGCTAACTATATGAGTGATTTAAATGACGCTATGTTACTTATTAAAGGTAATTTGAATTTAGATCCCGTAGAAGTTAGAAAGCAAAAGGAAGCTAATGTTTTGTTTTTAGAACCGACTGTTTACGTAGACGCTGAAGGTAGAGAAACAGAAGGCTCTGTTGACGGTGGTTATATTTATAAACAATACGATGTACAAGGTACAGAAGCTTATAAAGACCGTTTAAACAGTGATATACACATGTTTACCAATACACCTAATATGAAAGATGATAACTTTAGTGGCACTCAATCGGGCGAGGCAATGAAATACAAATTATTCGGATTAGAACAACGTACTAAAACTAAAGAAGGATTGTTCACTAAAGGGTTAAGACGTCGTGCTAAGTTGTTAGAGACAATACTTAAAAATACACGGTCGATTGACGCTAACAAAGATTTCAATACTGTTAGATACGTATACAACAGAAACTTACCTAAATCATTAATCGAAGAATTAAAAGCTTATATTGATTCTGGTGGGAAGATTAGCCAAACAACTTTAATGTCTCTATTCTCGTTCTTCCAAGACCCTGAATTGGAAGTCAAGAAAATAGAAGAAGATGAGAAAGAATCTATTAAAAAAGCTCAAAAAGGTATTTATAAAGACCCTAGAGACATCAATGATGACGAACAAGATGATGATACAAAAGATACTGTTGATAAAAAGGAATGATTGTAATTGCCTAACAAAAACACTCAAGAATATTGGGAAGAACGCGGACGCAAAGCAATCGAGAATGAGTTAAAGCGAGATAAAACTAAAGCTGAAGAAATAGAACGTATATTGAATATGATGATTAAGCGCATTGAAAAAGAAATCAATGCGTTTATTGTTAAGTACGGAGATTTTGCAGGCGTTACATTACAAGAAGCACAAAAGATTATTGATGAGTTCGATGTAAAAGCGTTTCAAGAAGAAGCAAAAAGATTGGTCGAAAACAAGGACTTTAGCGATAGAGCAAATGAAGAATTAAAGAAGTATAACACGAAAATGTATGTATCTAGAGAACAGATGTTAAAGGTTCAAATAGAATTCTTAATTGCTTATGCAACAGCTCAAACAGAATTATCGATGAGGGAATATTTCGAATCAACAGCTTATCGTGTGTTCAGTGATCAAGCAGGTATTTTAGGTGAAGGTGTACAAGTAGCTAAAGAAGTTATAGATACAATCGTTGATACACAATTTCATGGTGTCGTTTGGTCAGAGCGATTATGGACTAATACTGAAGCGATGAAACAAGAAGTAGAAGAAATAATTGCTAATGTGGTTATTAGAGGTCGACATCCAAATGAATATGTTAAAGATATGCGCAAGCACCTAAACAAATTCGAAGGCACAGCAAGACAAAAGACTGCAGCAATTAAATCATTGCTTTATACGGAATCGGCACGTGTTCACGCACAATCAAGTATTGACAGCATGAAAGAAATTTCACCGGAAGGATATTATATGTATATTGCAAAAATTGATAGTAGAACAACTAAAGTATGCAAGGGGCTTAATGGAGAAATATTCAAAGTTAAAGACGCTAAAATTGGTGTTAATTTCTACCCTATGCATATCAATTGTCGTTCAGATTGTGCATTACTACCTAAATCTATGTGGCCGAAAAAACCAAACAAAAAACGACAAACAAAATACTTTGGAGGAAAAGTGAAAAGCGATGATTGATTTAAAAGTAAAAGTTTTTAAAGGCAAGTTAGCATTGTATGATAGTAAATTAAGTGTTTGGAGGATATTGGTATGAGCAATACTGACAAATACCTTAGAGACATAGCAAGAGAGTTAAAAGGTATACGTAAAGAGTTACAAAAGCGAAACGAAACAGTTATTATTGATGCAAACTTAGACAGCGTAAGGTCGGCAGTATTAGCCAATAAAGAAAAACCGAAATATAACGAACCACTCTTTTAATAGCTAGCACTTAATTGTGTTGGCTATTTTTTATGTCCAAAACGTGCTGATGACATAAAAAGCACGCATGGAAAAACAGTCGACAGACTATAAATGGAGGTATATCTCATGGAAGAAAATAAACTTAAGTTTAATTTGCAATTTTTTGCAGACCAATCAGATGATCCGGATGAACCAGGTGGAGATGGTAAAAAAAGAGATCCTGATAATAAAGAAAATGACGAAGGTACTGAAATAACTTTCACGCCAGAGCAACAAAAGAAAGTTGATGAAATACTTGAACGTCGTGTAGCCCACGAAAAGAAAAAAGCTGATGAGTATGCAAGAGAAAAAGCAGAAGAAGCTGCTAAAGAAGCTGCTAAATTAGCGAAAATGAACAAGGATCAAAAAGATGAATATGAACGCGAGCAAATGGAAAAAGAGCTGGAGCAATTACGCTCAGAAAAACAATTAAATGAAATGCGTTCAGAAGCAAGGAAAATGTTAAGCGAAGCGGAAGTTGATTCATCAGATGAGGTTGTTAATTTAGTTGTAACAGATACTGCTGAACAAACTAAATTGAATGTTGAAGCTTTTTCTAATGCAGTAAAAAAAGCGGTTAATGAAGCGGTTAAGATTAACGCTAGACAATCGCCATTGACTGGTGGAGATTCATTTAATCACTCGACTAAAAATAAACCGCAAAACTTAGCTGAAATAGCTAGACAAAAAAGAATTATTAAAAATTAACGGAGGCATTTAAATGGAACAAACACAAAAATTAAAATTAAATTTGCAACATTTTGCGAGTAACAATGTTAAACCGCAAGTATTTAACCCTGATAATGTAATGATGCACGAAAAGAAAGATGGCACGTTGATGAATGAATTCACAACGCCCATCTTACAAGAGGTTATGGAAAACTCTAAAATCATGCAATTAGGTAAGTACGAACCAATGGAAGGTACTGAGAAGAAGTTTACTTTTTGGGCTGATAAACCAGGTGCTTACTGGGTAGGTGAAGGTCAAAAAATCGAAACGTCTAAGGCTACTTGGGTTAATGCTACAATGAGAGCGTTTAAATTAGGGGTTATCTTACCTGTAACAAAAGAGTTTTTGAATTACACTTATTCACAATTCTTTGAAGAGATGAAACCTATGATTGCTGAAGCTTTCTATAAAAAGTTTGATGAAGCGGGTATTTTGAATCAAGGTAACAATCCATTCGGTAAATCAATTGCACAATCAATTGAAAAAACTAATAAGGTTATTAAAGGTGACTTCACACAAGATAACATTATTGATTTAGAGGCATTACTTGAAGATGACGAATTAGAAGCAAATGCGTTTATCTCAAAAACACAAAACAGAAGCTTGTTACGTAAAATTGTAGATCCTGAAACGAAAGAACGTATTTATGACCGTAACAGTGATACGTTAGATGGTCTACCTGTGGTTAACCTTAAATCAAGCAACTTAAAACGTGGTGAGTTAATCACTGGTGATTTCGATAAGTTGATTTACGGTATCCCTCAATTAATTGAATACAAAATCGATGAAACTGCACAATTATCTACAGTCAAAAATGAAGATGGAACACCTGTAAACTTGTTTGAACAAGACATGGTGGCATTACGTGCAACTATGCATGTAGCATTGCATATCGCTGATGATAAAGCGTTTGCTAAGTTAGTTCCTGCTGATGCAAAACCATCTTCAAATCCAGGAGAAGTTTAATAAATAATTAGGAGTGGTAACATGCCCGAAATCATTGGAATTGTTAAAGTAGATTTTACAGATTTAGAAGATAACAGACATGTCTATATGAAAGGGCATGTCTACCCTCGCAAAGGTTATGATCCTACAGATGAACGTATCAAAGCTTTAGCTAGTGTTGAAAATAAACGCAACGAACAAATGATTTACATTGTAAATGACAAATTAACCAAAAAAGAACTTGTCGAAATAGCAAGTGTTGCTGGCTTACAAGTTGATGAAAAACAAACAAAAGCTGAAATTATCAACACTTTTGAGTCGCTAGAGTAGGTGGTTATATGACTACGCTAGCTGATGTAAAAAAACGTATTGGCCTTAAAGATGAAAAGCAAGATGAACAATTAGAGGAAATTATAAAAAGTTGTGAAAGCCAGTTGTTATCAATGTTACCTATTGAAGTTGAACAAATACCGGAAAGGTTTAGTTACATGATTAAAGAAGTTGCAGTTAAACGCTACAACAGGATTGGTGCTGAAGGTATGACATCAGAAGCGGTTGACGGACGTAGCAATGCGTATGAATTGAACGATTTCAAGGAGTATGAAGCTATTATTGATAATTACTTTAATGCTAGAACGAGAACTAAAAAAGGAAGGGCTGTGTTCTTTTGAGATATGAAGATAGAGTTATTTTTCAATTAGAACAAGTAGCAACTTACAATCCTAAAACTAGCAAAAAAGAAAACACACTAATCACTTATGATGCGATACCATGCAATATTAACCCCATTTCTAGAGCAAGAAAGCAACTTGAATTTGGTGATGTAAAAAACGATGTAAGTGTTCTGAGGATAAAAGAATCAATATCTTACCCTGTTAGCCACGTGTTGGTTAATGGCATTCGCTACAAGATAGTTGATACAAGGATATACAGACACGAAACGTCATATTATATCGAAGAGGTCAATTGATGAATATAGATGGATTAGACGCACTGTTAAACCAATTTCACGATATGAAAACCAACATTGATGATGATGTTGATGATATTTTACAGGAAAACGCCAAAGAATATGTAGTACGAGCTAAATTGAAAGCTAGAGAAGTAATGAATAAGGGTTATTGGACTGGTAATTTATCACGCAATATCAGATATAAAAAAACTGGCGATTTGCAATACACTATCACATCGCATGCAGCTTATAGTGGTTTCTTAGAGTTTGGTACTCGATACATGGAGGCAGAACCTTTTATGTGGCCAGTATATGAGGTAATAAGAAAATCAACTGTAGAAGAATTGAAAGCGTTGTTTGAATAGGAGATAAAAGCATGACACCGAACTTACAACTTTATAATAAAGCGTATGAAATGCTACAAGGATATGGATTCCCTGTTATTTCTCGTAAAGAGATGCAACAAGAGATTCCGTATCCTTTTTTTGTAATAAAAATGCCGGAGTCAAACAGAAGTAAATACACGTTTGATAGTTATTCTGGTGACACGAATTTAGTTATTGATATTTGGAGTGTAAGTGATGATTTAGGACATCATGACGGACTTGTTAAAAGATGTATTGATGATTTAACACCTAGCGTTAAAACAAACGATTATGACTTTGAAGAAGATGATACTAACATCACACAGTTAGTTGATGATACTACCAATCAAGAATTGATACACACATCAGTAACGATATCTTACAAAACATTTTAAAAAACGGAGGAATATTGAATGGCAAATATGAAAAATAGTAATGATCGTATTATTTTATTTAGAAAAGCTGGCGAAAAAGTAGATGCTACTAAAATGCTTTTTTTAACTGAATACGGCTTATCACATGAAGCTGATACAGATACAGAGGATACAATGGACGGTTCTTATAACACTGGTGGTTCTGTTGAGTCAACAATGTCTGGTACTGCTAAAATGTTTTATGGTGACGATTTTGCAGATGAAATTGAAGATGCAGTTGTAGATCGCGTATTGTATGAGGCTTGGGAAGTTGAAAGTAGAATACCAGGCAAAAATGGAGATGCCACTAAATTTAAAGCGAAATATTTCCAAGGTTTCCACAATAAATTTGAATTAAAAGCAGAAGCTAACGGTATTGATGAATATGAATATGAATATGGAGTGAATGGTCGTTTCCAACGTGGATTTGCAACACTACCTGAGGCTGTAACAAAGAAACTTAAGGCGACTGGATACAGATTCCATGACACTACAAAAGCAGATGCGTTAACTGGCGAAGATTTAACAGCAATTCCACAACCTAAGGTAGATTCATCAACGGTTACACCAGGAGAGGTATAAAAATAGGGCGTTAAGCCCTATTTATTTTGTTTAAATTAATCATGAATGGAGATTTTAAGTTATGAATGTAGAAATTAACGGAAAGTCATTAGAATTAAGTTTTGGTTTTAAATTTTTAAGAGAAATCGATAACCGATTAGGTTTAAAAGTTGAACAAGCTTCTATCGGTCAAGGTGTATCAATGTTGCCTGTAGGTTTAGAAAGTGGAAATCCGGTTGTGATTGGCGAAGTTTTAATCGCAGCTACATCTCACTTAAAAAAACAAGCAATTACTATTAATAACATTGATGAAGCATTAGATGAAATCGCAGAAAATATCGGACTAGAAGAATTCGGTTCGGATATTTTAACGGAGTTGGGAAAGCGACCTATGACCCGAAACCTAGTCGAAGTAGTGGAAGCGGAAGAGAAACCAGCGGAAGCGTAATAACTTACGACAGAATCGTTATCACTTGTATGTCAACACTTGGTATTACAGATTTAAATGTTATTGAGCAAATGACATTAACAGAATATAACTATCGAATGTATGCGAAAGAGTATGAAATGCTAACCCAAGAATTCGAACGTTACAAACTTGCGTTTGCTATTCGTGATGCTGCAGCTACTAAAAATGTTGGGACAGAAAATAAACCTAAAGAGGAATATGTTTTTAACAATGCAAACGACGTATTGCCTTATGAAGAAAATATCCAACGGCTTAACGAAGGTAAAGATATAAGATTTAGTAGCGAACGTGATGAATACGAACCACAAAATAATGAATTCTTTAAAGTTATAGCAGAATTTAATAAGCAATAGAAAGAGAGGTGTTAATGTGACGGAATATAAAATTAAAGCGACTATTGAAGCTAGTGTAGCCAAATTCAAAAGGCAAATTGATAGTGCGGTTAAGTCTGTGCAAAGATTTAAACGAGTAGCAGATCAAACTAAAGATGTTGAATTAAACGCTAACGATAAAAAATTACAAAAAACTATCAAAGTTGCTAAAAAGTCTTTAGATGCCTTTAGCAACAAAAATGTAAAAGCTAAATTAGATGCTAGTATACAAGACTTACAACAAAAGATATTAGAATCAAATTTTGAACTAGACAAACTTAACTCCAAAGAAGCTAGCCCTGAGGTTAAACTACAAAAACAAAAGTTAACTAAAGATATCGCTGAAGCAGAAGTTAAGTTATCCGAACTAGAAAAGAAGCGTATCAGTATTGACGTCAATGCAGATAACAGTAAATTCAATCGAGTGTTAAAAGTATCTAAAGCTAGTCTTGAAGCATTAAATAGGTCTAAAGCCAAAGCTATTATAGACGTGGACAATGGTGTTGCTAACTCTAAAATAAAACGCACTAAAGAAGAGCTTAAAAGTATTCCAAACAAAACTAGATCTCGACTAGATGTAGATACAGGGCTTTCTATACCAACTATTTATGCGTTTAAAAAATCATTAGACGCATTGCCGAACAAAAAAACAACAAAGGTAGATGTCGATACTAATGGTTTAAAGAAAGCTTATGCCTACATAATAAAAGCAAACGACAATTTCCAAAGACAGATGGGGAATTTAGCTAATATGTTCCGTGTGTTCGGTACTGTAGGTTCTAATATGGTTGGTGGATTACTAACTTCATCTTTTAGTATCTTAATACCTGTAATAGCGAGCGTAGTACCTGTAGTATTTGCGCTATTAAACGCTATCAAAGTGTTAACTGGCGGTGTACTTGCTTTAGGTGGTGCGGTAGCAATAGCCGGCGCTGGCTTTGTAGCATTTGGCGCAATGGCTATCAGCGCTATAAAGATGCTTAGTGACGGCACTTTACAAGCTAGCTCAGCAACAAACGAATACAAAAAAGCTTTAGATGGCGTAAAGTCAGCATGGACTGATATTATAAAGCAAAATCAATCCGCTATATTCACAACTCTTGCAAACGGTTTAAATACTGTTAAAACAGCAATGCAGAGCTTACAACCTTTTTTTAGTGGTATTTCAAGAGGAATGGAAGAGGCGTCTCAAAGTGTGTTTAAATGGGCTCAAAATAGCGGTGTAGCATCAAGGTTCTTCAACATGATGAATACAACTGGTGTTTCGGTATTTAACAAGCTATTAAGTGCTGCAGGCGGTTTCGGTGATGGATTAGTCAATGTATTCACACAATTAGCACCACTGTTTCAATGGTCGGCTGATTGGTTGGATAGATTAGGTCAATCTTTCTCTAACTGGGCTAATAGTGCAGCTGGAGAAAATTCGATAACTCGTTTTATTGAATACACAAAAACAAACTTACCTATCATTGGTAATATTTTTAAAAATGTTTTCGTTGGAATTAACAATTTGATGAATGCATTCAGTGGATCATCAACTGGCATTTTCCAATCTCTTGAACAAATGACAGCTAAGTTTAGGGAATGGTCTGAACAAGTAGGACAATCTCAAGGGTTTAAAGACTTTGTCAGTTATATACAAACTAATGGACCACTAATAATGCAATTAATTGGGAACATTGCAAGAGGATTAGTTGCATTCGCAACAGCGATGGCTCCTATAGCTAGTGCAGTATTACGCGTTGCAGTTGCAATAACTGGTTGGATAGCTAACTTGTTTGAGGCGCATCCAGCTACAGCACAATTAGTTGGTGTCATTATAACTTTAGTTGGTGCATTTAGATTTTTAATTGCTCCAATATTAGCGGTAATGGACTTTTTAGGACCATTAGCAGCAAGATTGGTTGCATTAGTAACTAAGTTTGGTTGGGCTAAAACAGGAACTTTAGTATTAAGTAAGGCAATGACATCGTTAAAAGGTCCAATAAAATTAGTTACAGCTATATTCCAATTGTTATTCGGTAAGATTGGATTAATTAGAAATGCTATCACAGGACTAGTAACTGTGTTTGGTATTTTAGGCGGTCCAATAACAATAGTAATTGGTGTAATTGCTGCATTAATAGCTATATTCGTTTTATTGTGGAATAAAAATGAAGGATTCAGAAACTTTATTATAAATGCTTGGAATGCGATAAAAACGTTTATGGTTAATGTTTGGAATGTATTAAAAGCTGTAGCTTCGGTTGTATGGAATGCTATTTTAACAGCTATCACTACAGCAGTATCGAATGTTTACAATTTTATAATGATTGTTTGGAATCAAATAGTCGCTTATTTACAAGGGCTATGGAATGGAATTATCGCTATTGCAACAACAGTATGGAACCTTTTAGTTACAATCATTACAACTGTTTTTACGACGATAATGACAATAGTTATGACGATATGGACAGCTATTTGGACGTTCTTAAGTACAATCTGGAATACGATAATTACAATCGCTACAACGATTTGGAATTTGTTGGTCACTGTAATAACTACAGTATTTACCACAATTATGACTATCGCAATGACAATTTGGAACGCTATTTGGACGTTCTTACAAACGTTGTGGAACACTATAGTTACTGTGGCAACTAAGGTTTGGAACGCTATCACTACAGCTATATCTACTGCGTTACAAGCGGCATGGAGTTTTATTTCTAATATATGGAATACGATTTGGAGTTTCTTATCTGGTATATTAACGACAATTTGGAATAAAGTTGTAAGCATATTCACACAAGTTGTTTCAACTATATCAGACAAAATGTCTCAAGCTTGGAACTTCATTGTCACTAAAGGTATGCAATGGGTATCTACTATAACAAGTACGCTAATTAACTTTGTTAATAGAGTTATTCAAGGATTCGTTAATGTTGTAAACAAAGTTAGTCAAGGTATGACAAATGCAGTAAATAAAGTTAAAAGCTTTGTGGATGACTTTGTATCAGCAGGTGCTGATATGATCCGTGGTTTGATGAGAGGTATTGGTAATATGGCTAGAGACTTAGCTGAAAAAGCAGCTAGTGTAGCAAAAGGTGCTTTAAATGCAGCCAAAAGAGCGCTAGGTATTCACTCACCTTCACGTGAATTCATGGATGTTGGTATGTATTCAATGTTAGGTTTCGTTAAAGGTATAGATAATCATTCAAGTAAAGTTATCCGTAATGTTTCTAATGTTGCAGATAAAGTAGTTGATGCATTTCAACCTACATTAAACGCACCTGACATTTCTAGTATTACAGGAAACTTAAGTAATTTAGGTGGAAATATAAATGCGCAAGTACAACACACACATTCTATTGAAACATCACCGAACATGAAAACTGTTAAAGTTGAATTCGATGTCAATAACGATGCGCTTACTAGTATTGTTAACGGCAGAAATGCTAAACGCAATTCTGAGTATTACTTATAAAGGAGGTTACAAATGGACATAGAATTAACAAAAAAAGATGGTACTGTAATCAAATTAAGTGAATACGGGTTTATCGTTAACGATATAGTAATTGATAGCATGCAAATCAACACAAAGTATCAAGACAAAGAAAATATGAACGGTCGTATATTAATGGGGAGCAATTATATCAGTAGAGATATAGTTGTTCCTTGTTTTTGTAAAGTTAAAAATCGTTCAGACATTGCTTATATGCGAGATATGTTGTATTCGTTAACGACAGACATAGAACCTATGTATTTGCGAGAAATCAGAAGAAAAGAAGAGTTGAATTACAGGTTTACTCAACCAACTTCTGATGATTACGTGAAATTAGATAAAAACAACTTCCCGGATTACGAATATTCAAGACACGATCAACAAATTTATGTAAATGGTAAACAGTATAAAGTTATTTTTAACGGAGTTATAAACCCTAAACAAAAAGGTAATAAAGTTTCTTTTGAACTAAAATTCGAAACTACAGAATTACCATACGGTGAAAGTATTGGAACAAGCCTAGAGTTAGAAGAAAACAAAAAGGTTGGATTGTGGTCGTTTGATTTTAATATTGATTGGCATGCAGGCGGAGACAAAAGAAAGTATACATTTGAAAATTTGAGCAAAGGTACAGTTTACTATCACGGTAGTGCTCCTAACGACCAATTCAACATGTATAAAAAGATAACAATTATTTTAGGCGAAGATACAGAATCGTTTGTATGGAATTTAACGCATGCTGAAATAATGAAAATCGAAGGGATCAAACTAAAAGCTGGAGACAGAATTGTTTATGATAGCTTCCGAGTTTATAAAAACGGTGTCGAAATAAGCACTGAAACGAACATAGCCCAACCAAAATTTAAATACGGAGCTAATAAATTTGAGTTTAATCAAACAGTTCAAAAAGTTCAGTTTGATTTGAAATTTTATTATAAGTAGGTGTCAGAATGACAATAATTGTAAGACCACCTAAAGGTAATGGCGCACCTGTACCAGTAGAAACAACTTTAGTAAAAAAAGTTAACGCTGACGGTGTATTAACTTTTGATATTCTAGAAAACAAATATACTTATGAAGTTATTAACGCTATAGGGAAAAGATGGATTGTTAGTCATGTCGAAGGTGAAAACGACAAGAAAGAATATGTAATAACTGTCATTGATAGGAAATCAGAAGGCGACAGACAACTGGTTGAATGTACTGCTAGAGAGATTCCTATAGACAAGTTAATGATTGATAGGATTTATGTTAATGTAACAGGATCTTTTACAGTAGAAAGATATTTTAACATTGTGTTTCAAGGTACTGGAATGCTTTTTGAAGTCGAAGGTAAGGTTAAGTCTTCGAAGTTTGAAAATGGTGGCGAAGGCGATACAAGGTTAGAAATGTTTAAAAAGGGATTAGAACATTTCGGTTTAGAATATAAAATAACGTATGACAAAAAGAAAGACAGATATAAGTTTGTATTGACGCCTTTTGCAAATCAAAAAGCGTCTTATTTTATTTCTGACGAAGTCAACGCCAACGCTATAAAACTCGAGGAAGATGCAAGTGATTTCGCCACCTTCATTAGAGGATATGGTAATTATTCAGGAGAAGAAACATTCGAACACGCTGGGCTCGTAATGGAAGCTAGAAGTGCATTAGCTGAAATATACGGCGACATCCACGCAGAACCATTTAAAGATGGTAAAGTGACTGACCAAGAAACTATGGATAAAGAATTACAATCGAGATTGAAAAAGTCGTTAAAACAATCTTTGTCTTTGGACTTTTTGGTGTTAAGAGAATCATATCCAGAAGCAGACCCACAACCCGGAGACATAGTACAAATAAAATCTACCAAACTAGGTTTGAATGATTTAGTCCGTATAGTACAAGTTAAAACGATTAGGGGTATAAACAATGTAATTGTTAAGCAAGATGTAACGCTTGGTGAGTTTAATCGAGAACAACGATATATGAAAAAAGTTAATACTGCAGCTAACTATGTTTCTGGATTAAATGATGTTAACCTTTCTAATCCTAGTAAAGCGGCAGAAAACTTGAAGTCTAAAGTAGCGTCAATAGCTAAATCAACACTCGATTTGATGAGTAGAACTGATTTGATTGAAGATAAACAACAGAAGGTAAGCTCTAAAACTGTGACTACATCTGACGGCACTATCGTTCATGATTTTATAGATAAATCAAACATTAAAGATGTAAAAACAATTGGAACGATTGGCGATTCTGTAGCTAGAGGATCACATGCGAAAGCAAATTTCACTGAAATGTTAGGCAATAAATTAAAAGCCAAAACAACAAACCTTGCAAGAGGTGGTGCTACAATGGCAACAGTTCCAATAGGTAAAGAAGCGGTAGAAAACAGCATTTATAGACAAGCAGAGCAAATAAGAGGAGACCTAATCATATTACAAGGTACAGATGATGACTGGTTACATGGTTATTGGGCAGGCGTACCGATAGGCACTGATAAAACGGATACTAAAACGTTTTATGGTGCCTTTTGTTCTGCAATTGAAGTTATTCGGAAAAATAATCCAACTTCAAAAATACTTGTAATGACAGCTACTAGACAATGTCCTATGAGTGGCACAACGATACGTCGTAAAGATACTGATAAAAACAAATTAGGGTTAACGTTAGAGGATTATGTCAACGCTCAGATATTGGCTTGTAGTGAATTGGATGTACCAGTATATGATGCCTATCATACAGATTATTTTAAGCCATATAATCCAGCGTTCAGAAAATCAAGTATGCCAGACGGATTGCATCCGAACGAGAGGGGTCATGAAGTTATTATGTACGAACTTATTAAAAATTATTACCAGTTTTACGGATAGAAAAGGAGGAAGACATGGATAACAAATTAATTACAGACTTAAGTAGAGTTTTCGATTACAGATATGTAGATGAAAATGAGTATAATTTCAAGCTTATTTCAGACATGCTGACTGATTTTAATTTCTCTCTTGAATACCATAGAAATAAAGAGGTATTTGCACATAATGGAGAGCAAATAAAGTATGAGCATTTAAATGTCACAAGTAGCGTCTCTGATTTTTTAACGTATCTAAACGGCCGTTTCAGCAATATGGTACTAGGTCATAACGGCGACGGTATCAACGAAGTAAAAGACGCGCGTGTTGATAATACTGGTTATGATCATAAGACATTGCAAGATCGTTTGTATCATGATTATTCAACACTAGATGCTTTCACTAAAAAGGTTGAGAAAGCTGTAGATGAAAACTATAAAGAATATCGAGCTACAGAATACCGATTCGAACCAAAAGAGCAAGAACCGGAATTCATCACAGATTTATCGCCATATACTAACGCAGTAATGCAATCATTTTGGGTAGACCCTAGAACGAAAATTATTTATATGACGCAAGCTCGTCCAGGTAATCATTACATGTTGTCTAGATTGAAGCCCAACGGACAATTTATTGATAGATTGCTTGTTAAAAACGGCGGTCACGGTACACACAATGCGTATAGATACATTGATGGAGAATTATGGATTTATTCAGCTGTATTGGACAGTAACAAAAACAACAAGTTTGTACGTTTCCAATATAGAACTGGAGAAATAACTTATGGTAATGAAATGCAAGATGTCATGCCGAATATATTTAACGACAGATATACGTCAGCGATTTATAATCCTATAGAAAATTTAATGATTTTCAGACGTGAATATAAAGCTTCTGAAAGACAAGCTAAGAATTCATTGAATTTCATTGAAGTAAGAAGTGCTGACGATATTGATAAAGGTATAGACAAAGTATTGTATCAAATGGATATACCTATGGAATACACTTCAGATACACAACCTATGCAAGGTATCACTTATGATGCAGGTATCTTATATTGGTATACAGGTGATTCGAATACAGCCAACCCTAACTACTTACAAGGTTTCGATATAAAAACAAAAGAATTGTTATTTAAACGACGTATCGATATTGGCGGTGTGAATAATAACTTTAAAGGAGACTTCCAAGAAGCTGAGGGTCTAGATATGTATTACGATCTAGAAACAGGACGTAAAGCACTTTTAATAGGGGTAACTATTGGACCTGGTAATAACAGACATCACTCAATTTATTCTATCGGCCAAAGAGGTGTTAACCAATTCTTAAAAAACATTGCACCTCAAGTATCGATGACTGATTCAGGTGGACGTGTTAAACCGTTACCAATACAGAACCCAGCATATCTAAGTGATATTACGGAAGTTGGTCATTACTATATCTATACGCAAGACACACAAAATGCATTAGATTTCCCGTTACCGAAAGCGTTTAGAGATGCAGGGTGGTTCTTGGATGTACTGCCTGGACACTATAATGGTGCTCTAAGACAAGTACTTACCAGAAACAGCACAGGTAGAAATATGCTTAAATTCGAACGTGTCATTGACATTTTCAATAAGAAAAACAACGGAGCATGGAATTTCTGTCCGCAAAACGCCGGTTATTGGGAACATATCCCTAAGAGTATTACAAAATTATCAGATTTAAAAATCGTTGGTTTAGATTTCTATATCACTACTGAAGAATCAAAACGATTTACTGATTTTCCTAAAGACTTTAAAGGTATTGCAGGTTGGATATTAGAAATAAAATCGAATACACCAGGTAACACAACACAAGTATTAAGACGTAATAACTTCCCGTCTGCGCATCAATTTTTAGTTAGAAACTTTGGTACTGGTGGCGTTGGTAAATGGAGTTTATTCGAGGGAAAGGTGGTTGAATAATGGTAGTAGATAATTTTTCGAAAGACGATAACTTAATCGAGTTACAAACAACATCACAATATAATCCAATTATTGACACAAACATCAGTTTCTATGAATCAGATAGAGGAACTGGTGTTTTAAATTTTTCAGTAACTAAGAATAACAGACCGTTATCTATAAGTTCTGAACATGTTAAAACATCTATCGTGTTAAAAACCGATGATTATAACGTAGATAGAGGCGCTTATATTTCAGACGAATTAACGATAGTAGACGCAATTAATGGGCGTTTGCAGTATGTGATACCGAATGAATTTTTAAAACATTCAGGCAAGGTGCATGCTCAGGCATTCTTTACACAAAACGGGAGTAATAATGTTGTTGTTGAACGTCAATTTAGCTTCAATATTGAAAATGATTTAGTTAGTGGATTTGATGGTATAACAAAGCTTGTTTATATCAAATCTATTCAAGATACTATCGAAGCTGTCGGTAAAGACTTTAACCAATTAAAGCAAAATATGGCTGATACACAAACGTTAATAGCAAAAGTGAATGATAGTGCGACAAAAGGCATTCAACAAATCGAAATCAAGCAAAACGAAGCTATACAAGCTATTACTGCGACGCAAACTAGTGCAACACAAGCTGTTACAGCTGAATTCGATAAAATAGTTGAAAAAGAGCAAGCGATTTTTGAACGTGTTAACGAAGTTGAACAACAAATCAATGGCGCTGACCTTGTTAAAGGTAATTCAACAACAAATTGGCAAAAGTCTAAACTTACAGATGATTACGGTAAAGCAATCGAATCGTCTGAGCAGTCCATAGATAGCGTTTTAAGCACAGTTAACACATCTAGGATTATTCATATCACTAGCGCGACAGATGCGCCCTCATTTAAAGATATAGGTACTGTCGATACACCTAAAGAAGATGGCGTTGACGATGGTTCAGATATTCCGGTAGCTCCTAACACTTTAGGAAAATCAGGCGTGTTAGTTGTCTATGTTGTTGATGATAGTACGGCACGTGCAACATGGTATCCAGATGATTCAAACGACGAATATACAAAATATAAAATTAGTGGCACATGGTACCCGTTTTATAAAAAAAATGACGGCGATTTAACTAAGCAATTCGTCGAAGAAACATCAAACAACGCTTTAAATCAAGCCAAGCAGTATGTAGATAATAAATTCGGAACAACGAGTTGGCAACAACATAAGTTAACTGAGCCTAACGGCCAATCAATACAAGTTAACTTGAATAATGCACAAGGCGATTTGGGTTATCTAACTGCAGGTAATTACTATGCAACAAGAGTGCCGGATTTACCAGGTAGCGTTGAAAGTTATGAGGGTTATTTATCGGTATTCGTTAAAGATGATACAAACAAGCTATTTAACTTCACGCCTTATAACTCTAAAAAGATTTACACACGATCAATCACAAACGGCAGACTTGAGCAACAGTGGACAGTTCCTAATGAACATAAATCAACGGTATTGTTCGACGGTGGCGCAAATGGTGTAGGTACAACAATCAATCTAACTGAACCGTACACAAACTATTCTATTTTGTTGGTAAGTGGAACTTATCCAGGTGGCGTTATTGAGGGATTCGGACTAACCGCATTACCTAATGCAATTCAATTAAGCAAAGCGAATGTAGTTGACTCAGACGGTAACGGTGGCGGTATTTATGAGTGTTTACTATCAAAAACAAGTAGTACCACTTTAAGAATAGACAACGATGTGTATTTCGATTTAAGCAAAACATCAGGTTCTGGAACGAATGCCAACAAAGTTACTATAACTAAAATTATGGGGTGGAAATAATGAAAATAACAGTAAACGATAAAAACGAAGTTATCGGATACGTTAATACTGGCGGTTTACGCAATAGTTTAGATGTAGATGATAACAATGTGCCTATCAAATTCAAAGAAGAGTTTGAACCTAGAAAGTTTGTTTTCACTAACGGCGAAATTAAATACAATAGCAATTTCGAAAAAGAAGACGTACCGAATGCATCAAAACAACAAAGTGAATCAGATTTGAGTGATGAAGAACTTCGCGGAATGGTTGCAAGTATGCAAATGCAGATGACGCAAGTGAACATGTTGACAATGCAATTGACGCAACAAAACGCTATGTTAACACAACAGTTGACCGAACTGAAAACTAACAAAACAAATACTGAGGGGGACGTTTAAATGATGAAGATGATTTATCCAACTTTTAAAGACATTAAAACTTTTTATGTGTGGGGTTGCTATAAAAATGAGCAAATTAAGTGGTACGTAGACATGGGTGTAATCGACAAAGAAGAATATGCATTGATCACTGGAGAAAAATATCCAGAAACAAAAGATGAAAAGTCACAGGTGTAATGCTTGTGGCTTTTTAATTTAACAAAAAGTAGGTGGCGTAATGTTTGGTTTTACCAAACGACATGAACAAGATTGGCGTTTAACGCGATTAGAAGAAAATGATAAGACTATGTTTGAAAAATTCGACAGAATAGAAGATAGTCTTAGAGCGCAAGAAAAGATTTATGACAAATTAGATAGAAATTTTGAAGAATTAAAGCGCGACAAGGTAGAAGATGAAAAGAATAAAGAAAAGAATGCCAAGAATATTAGAGACATAAAAATGTGGATTCTCGGTTTGGTAGGGACTATCTTCAGTACGATCGTCATAGCTTTACTAAGAACTATTTTTGGTATTTAAAGGAGGTGATTACCATGCTTAAAGGGATTTTAGGATATAGCTTCTGGGCGTGCTTCTGGTTTGGTAAATGTAAATAACAGTTAAGAGTCAGTGCTTCGGCACTGGCTTTTTATTTTGATTGAAATGAGGTGCATACATGGGATTACCTAATCCAAAGACTAGAAAGCCTACAGCTAGTGAAGTGGTTGAATGGGCGTTATATATCGCTAAAAACAAAATAGCTATTGATGTACCTGGTTCTGGAATGGGAGCACAATGCTGGGATTTACCTAATTATTTACTCGATAAATATTGGGGGTTTAGAACATGGGGAAATGCTGATGCTATGGCTCAAAAATCCAATTATAGAGGTAGAGATTTCAAGATAATTAGAAATACAAAAGATTTTGTACCACAACCAGGCGACTGGGGTGTTTGGACTGGTGGTTGGGCAGGACATGTAAACATTGTAGTGGGACCATGCACAAAAGACTATTGGTATGGCGTAGATCAAAACTGGTATACAAATAACGCAACAGGAAGTCCGCCATATAAAATTAAGCACTCTTATCATGATGGACCAGGTGGAGGGGTTAAATATTTTGTTAGACCACCATATCATCCGGAGAAATCTACGCCGGCACCTAAACCCGAAGATGATAGTGATGATAACGAAAAAAATAATAAAAAAGTTCCAATTTGGAAAGATGTAACAACTATAAAGTACACAATTTCTAGCCAAGAAGTTAATTATCCAGAATATATTTATCACTTTATAGTAGAGGGTAATCGACGACTCGAAAAACCTAAAGGGATAATGATTAGAAACGCTCAAACAATGAGCTCGGTAGAAAGTTTATATAACAGTAGAAAGAAATATAAGCAAGATGTAGAATATCCACACTTTTATGTTGATAGACATAATATTTGGGCTCCTAGAAGAGCCGTATTTGAAGTTCCTAATGAAGCTGATTATATAGTTATAGACGTATGTGAAGATTATAGTGCGAGTAAAAACGAATTTATTTTTAACGAGATTCACGCAATGGTTGTAGCTGTAGATATGATGATCAAATATGAGATACCTCTAAGTATTGAGAATTTAAAAGTAGACGATAGTATTTGGCGTTCAATGTTGGAACATGTTAATTGGAATATGATTGACAACGGTGTTCCCCCTAAAGATAAATACGAAGCGTTAGAAAAGGCGTTACTTAATATATTTAAAAACAGAGAAAAATTATTGAATTCTATAACTAAACCAACAGTAACAAAATCTAGAATAAAAGTTATGGTAGATAATAAAAACGCTGATATAGCGAATGTAAGAGACTCATCACCAACAGCTAATAATGGCTCGGCATCTAAACAACCGCAGATCATAACAGAAACGAGTCCTTATACATTCAAACAAGCACTGGATAAACAAATGGCAAGAGGTAACCCGAAAAAATCTAATGCTTGGGGTTGGGCTAACGCTACACGAGCACAAACGAGCTCGGCAATGAATGTTAAACGAATATGGGAAAGTAACACACAGTGCTACCAAATGCTTAATTTAGGCAAGTATCAAGGTGTTTCAGTTAGCGCACTTAATAAGATACTTAAAGGTAAGGGAACATTGAATAATCAAGGTAAAGCGTTCGCAGAAGCTTGTAAAAAACACAACATTAATGAAATTTATTTAATCGCGCATGCTTTCTTAGAAAGTGGATATGGAACAAGTAACTTCGCTAACGGAAAAGATGGAGTATACAACTACTTCGGCATTGGCGCTTACGACAACAATCCTAACTACGCAATGACGTTTGCAAGGAATAAAGGTTGGACATCTCCAGCAAAAGCAATCATGGGCGGTGCTAGCTTCGTAAGAAAGGATTACATCAATAAAGGTCAAAACACATTGTACCGAATTAGATGGAATCCTAAGAATCCAGCTACCCACCAATACGCTACTGCTATAGAGTGGTGCCAACATCAAGCAAGTACAATCGCTAAGTTATATAAACAAATCGGCTTAAAAGGTATCTACTTCACAAGGGATAAATATAAATAAAGAGGTGTGTAAATGTACAAAATAAAAGATGTTGAAACGAGAATAAAAAATGATGGTGTTGACTTAGGTGACATTGGCTGTCGATTTTACACTGAAGATGAAAATACAGCATCTATAAGAATAGGTATCAATGACAAACAAGGTCGTATCGATCTAAAAGCACATGGCTTAACACCTAGATTACATTTGTTTATGGAAGATGGCTCTATATTCAAAAATGAGCCCCTTATTATCGACGATGTTGTAAAAGGGTTCATTACCTACAAGATACCTAAAAAGGTTATCAAACACGCTGGTTATGTTCGTTGTAAGTTGTTTTTAGAGAAAGAAGAAGAAAAAATACATGTCGCGAACTTTTCTTTCAATATCGTTGATAGTGGTATTGAATCTGCTGTAGCAAAAGAAATCGATGTTAAATTGGTAGATGATGCTATTACGAGAATTTTAAAAGATAACGCGACAGATTTATTGAGCAAAGACTTTAAAGAGAAAATAGATAAAGATGTCATTTCTTACATTGAAAAGAATGAAAGTAGATTTAAAGGTGTGAAAGGTGATAAAGGCGAACCGGGACAACCTGGTGCAAAAGGTGAGACAGGTAAAAAAGGAGAACAAGGCGCACCCGGTAAAAACGGTACTGTAGTATCAATCAATCCTGACACTAAAATGTGGCAAATTGATGGTAAAGATACAGATATCAAAGCAGAACCTGAGATATTGGACAAAATCAATATCGCAAATGTTGAAGGGTTAGAAAATAAATTGCAAGAAGTTGAAAAAATCAAAGATACAACTCTCAACGACTCTAAAACGTATACGGATTCAAAAATTGCTGAACTAGTTGATAGCGCGCCTGAATCTATGAATACATTAAGAGAATTAGCAGAAGCAATACAAAACAACTCTATTTCAGAAAGTGTATTGCAACAGATTGGCTCAAAAGTTAGTACAGAAGATTTTGAGAAATTCAAACAAACACTAAATGATTTATATGCTCCAAAAAATCATAATCATGACGAGCGGTATGTTTTGTCATCTCAAGCTTTTACTAAACAACAAGCGGATAATTTATATCAACTAAAAAGCGCATCTCAACCGACGGTTAAAATTTGGACAGGAACAGAAAATGAATATAACTATATATATCAAAAAGACCCTAATACACTTTACTTAATTAAGGGGTGATTTTATGGAAGGTAATTTTAAAAATGTAAAGAAGCTTATTTACGAAGGCGAAGAATATACAAAAGTATATGCTGAAAATATCCAAGTATGGAAAAAGCCTTCATCTTTTGTAATAAAACCCTTACCTAAAAATAAATATCCGGATAGCATAGAAGAATCAACAGCAAAATGGACAATAAACGGAGTTGAACCTAATAAAAGTTATCAGGTGACAATAGAAAATGTACGTAGCGGTATAATGAGGATTTCGCAAACTAATTTAGGGTCAAGTGAATTAGGAATATCAGGAGTCAATAGCGGAGTTGCAAGTAAAAATATCAACTTTAGTAATCCTTCAGGGATGTTGTACGTCACTATAAGTGATGTTTATTCAGGATCTCCGACATTGACCATTGAATAATTTTAAACGACTAATTTTTTAGTCGTTTTTTATTTTGGATAAAAGGAGCAAACAAATGGATATCGGTACAATCGTAAGAACAATTTTATTAATAGTCGCATGGATCAATCAGTTTTTAGCAATCAAACATATTTCTCCAATCCCAGTTGACGAAGTGTTTATAAGCACAGTCGTTACTGGGATTGTTTCAATTTGGACGTGGTGGAAGAATAACAACTTTACTCACGCATCTAAGAAAGGGCAACAAAAAATTTATGAAGTAAAAGCTGGCATTCAGTCAACTGGTGGCGCACCTAAAGTGAACGGAGATGATAACAATGCCGTCGGTTAGAACATACAGTCAAGCTATTAGCTACCTTAAAAGCCTAGAGGGTAAGGCGTGGAATCCAGACAATGCATTTGGATGTCAATGCTTCGATACTGCCAACCAATATTGGCTTTACTTATTTAATCATAGGTTGAAAGGTGTGGGCGCTGCGGACATTCCTACATGGAATGATTTCACTAACGAAGCAACCGTTTACGAAAATACTGTGTCGTTTCAAGCATTGCCGGGCGACGTCGTTATTTTTAACCGTAATTATGGCGGTGGTTATGGTCATGTAGGTATTGTAATAAGCGCTACGTTAGATTCTATAACTATTTTAGAGCAGAACTGGCTAGGCGGTGCTTACTGGAGTCCACCAGAAGTTACTACAAGACGTACACACGGCTACGACTTCCCTATGTGGTTTATCCGTCCATTCTACGCAAAAGAAACGACCGCTAATAAGCTAAGAAGCGCAGTGACGCCAGTTAAACAAGATAAGTTATCAAAAGGTAAAAAAATCATGCTTGTGGCTGGTCATGGTATTGGTGCATACTCTAACGACCCAGGTGCCGTTGCGAATGGAGAAAACGAAAGAGATTTTAACCGTAAAAATATTATACCTAGAGTGAAAAAGTATCTTGAGTCAGTAGGCAACACAGTATTGTTATACGGTGGCAACTCGATGAATCAAGACTTATATCAAGATACTTTGTACGGTCAACGTGTTGGAAACTATAAAGACTATGGCATGTACTGGATTAAAAACGAAGTTAAACCGGATGCAATCATAGAGTTTCATTTAGATTCTGCTAGTCCGCAAGCAAGTGGCGGGCATGTAATCATTAGCGACCGTTTCCCAGCTGATGACATTGACAAGGCATTAAGTAGCGCATTAGATAAAACAGTAGGTAAAATAAGAAGTGTGACACCTAGAGGGGATTTATTGAACGCTAACGTGTCCGCTGACCTTAATCTTAATTATCGTTTAATCGAATTAGGCTTTATCACATCAACGAAAGATTTAAACTACATTAAAAATAATCTAGACAGCTTCACGAAGCGGATTGCTGAAGCTATTAACGGCAGACAAATTGATGCGCCAAGCAGTAAGCCAAGCGCTGACAAAATAACATGGAATTGGAAAGGCGTATTTTATCCTAATCCAGAAAAAGCTATAAGAGTCAGAAAAACAGCAGGATTAACCGGCACAGTCGTTGAAGAAGATTCATGGCTATACACAAAAGATGATTGGGTAAAATTCGACCAAGTCATTAAAAAAGATGGCTACTGGTGGATTAGATTCAAATATCAACGTGAGGGCTCTAGTACTAACGATTTCTATTGTGCAGTGTGTAGAATCACAGATAAAGAACAGAAGATTAAAAATGAAAAATATTGGGGAACGATTGAGTGGGCTTAATATGTTATAATTAACATCCACCACATCATTTGGCAGGTACTTCGGTACTTGCCTATTTTTTTATGCAAATTTTAAAAAACACTTGACTAATAAACATTTGTTTAGTATAATTATATTTGTAGGTTAGTTGATGACTTACAAATTATGTGTAAGGAGGTGAAAAGCCTCATGCTAGACATAATAAAAACACTTCTAGAACATCAAGTATTGGCAGTACTGATAATTCCAGAAGTGTTAAAACAACTTAGAGAATGGCATCTCGGCTACCTAGACCGAAAGCCAAACAACAAAGATTAACATTATGCTTGGAGCCTGATGGCTCCTCCTTACACTTATATAATATAATATTATTTGGAGGTTTTCAATTATGACAGAACAAATGTATTTAATATTGTTTTTATTAAGCCTACCATTGTTATTATTTATCGGGAGAAAAACACATTTTTATTGTTTAGATAAAAAGAATGGACGTAGATAATATGAGTGATTATAAATTAAAAATAATTGAATTGATCAAAAGTGATATAACAGGTTACCAAATTCACAAACAAACTGGCGTAGCGCAATATGTAATTTCACAATTAAGGCAAGGAAAGCGCGAAGTAGATAACTTAACTTTAAATACAACTGAAAAACTATACAGTTACGCACGACAAGTGTTATAATATAAATGTGAAATGGTCATTCTTGAAATGACTCGGTCGCTACTGGCACAGACTGTTTAAAGTGTCACCACAACATGAACTGAGAATTCATATGACGTTGCTGACGAGCGACAAAGCTCTGTGTTCCTGAATGGGAGTAGGTTTGTGTGGTGGTACATAACAAGTCGCTGAAATATTTGCGACATAATAAAACATATTATCGGTTTTATTATGTGCTGCAGGCAAACCTTAACCACCCATACTAGTTACTGGGTGGTTGTTTATATATAACGCAAGTTAACCAAAACTAACTCTATCTAATAAAAAGTATGAAAAATTTACTCATATCTATTGCGTATAAAGTTAAAAGATATTATAGTTAACTATGAAGAAAGTCAACTCTCTATTCCGTTCTTTCTTCCTAACTTGCATTCTTTCGTAGTTAGTTCGTCAAGTAACTATTAATTTAGTTATATACAATCAGGAGTGAATTGTATAGCCCGGCAGAGGCCATATATCTGACTGTTGGTCCCGCAGGAGACTTCTTCCTTGCCATCACTCATATACATAATCCCTACTTACATTAATGTTTGTAGGGATATTTTTTAAGGGGTGTACTAGGTGGGGAACACAACGTATTTAAAAATAAATAGTGAAAACGATGTTGATTTACAAGACATCTTGAATGATTTTATTAATTGCTTTTGCAAAGGTTATGTGGAAATTAAAACGAAATATAAATTGCTTCCCATCTTTAAAATAAATTTTCATAAAAATAATTTACCCCACTTATTAGGTTTGCATTACACACATAAAAAAGTGAGCGCTAAAAAGATCATTGGAAGAATAGCTGAAGGGAAAATTACACACGAATCTATAAAAAAACATTATGAATATAGTAACATTAAAGATAGGCTTATCAATTATAATTTTTTGCATAAATGCTTTATTGATAAAGAAATCAGGCTATGCGTTATAGTTCCAAAAAATTCAATTAATCCACAAAAGATTGATGTAGCTTTTATAGATGACAAGAACAGCCAAGTTATGATACTCGGGTTAAGGAAGTCTAACAATAATGATTTTTATAGTCCGGCGACTATGTACGTTCTGGGTAAAAACAGTTCATATCGAAGAATGAGAAGAACACATGTTATTAGCATAGAATGGAAAAATTAATAAATTCGCCTATCGGTGAATCAGTATAGATCGCATCTTAAATGGTGTGTTTATTTTACTCCCCCTACAACCAACAAAACCACACCACCTATTAATTTAGGAGTGTGGTTATTTTAATATATGAAGCTAAAATAACTACAAATGATACCATTTTTGATACCAAAAAATAATAACCTCAAAATTTCGAGAGAAATAACTTCATTTTAAATCGCATTAAATCAACGTTTCTATAAAAATAAGTCCTTAAAAATTAGTTTTTTCAATCGAAATGGAAGGTAGTATTGGATAGCTTTAAACCGCGTTGTTAAGCCATTCTTGACTTCCGAAAATGGCTATTGATACCATTTTGATACTGAATATAACAAAAAGCCACATTACTGTGGCTTTTTTTGTTTTATAACTAAATCGGATTGATAGATAAGCTTTGTACTTATTTATATCAGTTCGATTTTTTGATTGGTGTAAAAAATAATCATTGATGGTGGATAAAGCGACAACACAAATACAACATGATTGTGGCATTAGAGTGCTGGTCTTTATTAAATTAATTGAAAGCTACATCAAATATTCTTTAGATAATTCGATATTAGTTCGATTAAGATTCGTTGTATAAGTGAGTTAAAATAAGAAAACTATTAATAATATTAAGTTCACTACAGATGTTGCTAATGGACCATAAGTTTTAAAGACATCTTCACTTTTATAACCAACAATCGCATCTAAAAATTGAACTAAGATCATTGCAATGGATATAGTTATCAAAAATATAGCACTATGAATGACTAAAGAAAAAATAGCTAATAAAAATAAAGGTAAGCTTCGACTAAGTGCATAATATGCATTTATATTATGGCTAGATGCACATGCTTGAATTGAATAACCTAAACTTACACTGGCACTGATTATTGTAAATATTGCTAAAACAAAATACATGTTAATCCTTCTTTCTATATTTGGATATAAACAAGTACTTGTCTAAAGTTATTTAAAAGATAATTAGAATAAATTTATGAGAAACTGGTTGTTATCATTATAATGGTTTCAAATGATTATAACTATGTCATAAACTGAATTTGTTGAAATTTTTCATTATGCAAATTTATTAATAACAAACAGCTCGAACTATAGCATCATTTTACTAATGAATGCATTAAAGTAACTATGACTAAAAATGCATATTAATTATCATTATTAAGACTATTATATATAATGAATTTTAACTGGTTTATTAAACGAGAACGTCGGGAATTAAGTAACTACAATAAAAATAAGATATGACAATAAGGAGACTACACGCGTGATCATTGCCATAATTATATTGATATTTATTTCGTTTTTCTTTTCAGGAAGCGAGACGGCATTAACGGCTGCCAATAAAACAAAATTTAAAACTGAAGCTGACAAAGGTGATAAAAAAGCAAAAGGCATTGTAAAGTTACTTGAAAAACCAAGTGAGTTTATTACAACGATTCTAATTGGGAATAATGTCGCGAATATTTTATTACCAACACTTGTTACAATTATGGCTTTACGTTGGGGGATTAGCGTTGGTATTGCATCAGCTGTTTTAACAGTTGTTATCATTTTGATCTCCGAAGTGATTCCCAAGTCTGTCGCTGCAACATTTCCAGATAAAATAACAAGGCTTGTATATCCAATTATTAATATTTGTGTCATTGTGTTCCGTCCTATCACATTACTTTTAAATAAGTTGACGGACAGTATTAATCGAAGTTTATCTAAGGGCCAACCTCAAGAACATCAATTTTCAAAAGAAGAATTTAAAACAATGTTAGCAATTGCTGGACATGAAGGTGCTTTAAATGAAATTGAGACGAGTAGGTTGGAAGGTGTCATTAATTTTGAAAATTTAAAAGTAAAAGATGTAGATACAACACCTAGAATTAATGTGACGGCATTTGCTTCAAATGCGACATACGAAGAAGTTTATGAAACGGTTATGAATAAGCCATACACTAGATATCCAGTGTGCGAGGGAGATATTGATAACATTATTGGGGTGTTTCATTCTAAATATCTGTTGGCTTGGAGTAATAAAAAAGAAAATCAAATTACAAACTATTCAGCTAAGCCATTATTTGTGAATGAACACAATAAAGCTGAATGGGTATTACGTAAGATGACTATTTCTAGAAAACATTTAGCAATTGTGTTGGACGAATTTGGTGGTACTGAAGCGATAGTGTCACATGAAGACTTAATTGAAGAATTATTAGGTATGGAAATTGAAGATGAGATGGATAAAAAGGAAAAAGAAAAACTTTCTCAACAGCAAATTCAATTTCAACAACGGAAAAATCGCAACGTATCTATATAA